GCGAATGGGTTAGCAACAAGACCGTAACGGGTCTTAAAGCCAATCTTAGGCTGGAAGGTGTTCTCGCCAACTGCACGTACCATCTGGAGAGGTACATATGGGCAGTAGAAGAGACCTGCGTCATAAGGTGAAGAACCCTTATAACCAACAACGTAGTATTGCTCAGGAGCAAGGTTGGAGGAATAAGGATCGATGTATACACGATACTTACCTTGGAGAACACCAGCGAAGGTGTTACCAGTGTCATCAACGTTGAGGTTAGCGTTGAGTGCAGGGGTGTAATCAAGTACACCAGCCATGGTTAGAGCGGAAGCAACGTCTGCGGAGCAGATGATGGTGTTGCCCTTTCCTCTACGAGTTCTTTGGGCGATTGCGTTAGCATCTCTTTCGATTTGGAAGAGTAGACCCTTGAACTTCTCAACTGACCAACGACCGTTGGAGTCAACGTCGAGGTCGAATACACCAGGAGTTGCGGTGTTGCTTACAGCACCTTGCTCAGCAACCTTATAGATGGTTCTGATGACTTCTCTGTTGATTTCAGCGAGGATCTCAGTTGAGAGAAGGTTAGCAAGTTCTGCCTCGGCGTTTAGACCGTGGATTGCCTTGAGGTCCTGAGCAAGCTCTAATGAGTACTCAGCTCTGAGAGCACGTGACTTAGCGGTAACGGTGACTTTCTCGATTGAGAATGCCATCTCGTTGAATAGGTTTGCAGCACCATCACCGAGAGCTTCAGCGTCTCCGGTTTGCATACCCTGACCAACGTTATATGGTGAAGGGTTGGTGGTTGCAGTACCGACTGGGTTTAGTGCGTTAGGATTGGCACCACTCTGAGCGGTAGTACCGAAACCAACGGCTCCATCAGAGAATCCGCCTTCGAGGTTACGGCTGTTGTTCTGACCAGAGAATGCAGAATCGACTTCATTGTAGAAGGTCTCATCGCCAGCCTGACCGCCGGTGCGGGAACGCATTGCAAAGATGAGTCCAGTAGGACCAGACATTGGCTGAACGCCGCAAATGTCATATGCAATGAGGTTAGGCATTGCACGTCTGATGAGGCTGATTAGAACAGGGTCGAAACCTGCAACTGGACCAGCAGCATCAGAACCACCACTGAAACCACCGGTTCCAGCAGAGTTGGTTGGGGAAGCTTCGCCGAGGAACTGTTGTGCCTCACGAAGTTCTTTCTCTTGGTTCTCTAGGAGTTGTGCAGTAACTGCACGTCTATGAGCGTCCTTGATGGAGCCTGAACCTTCGTGGTCCAGGATTGGAGCCCACTTCTCCACTAAATGTTGTGAGTTTGAAAATTCCATTGTTTTTTGATACCTCTTTAAAAGTGTCGTTTAACTGCGGTTTGAGTTATTATCTAGAAATCACTTGTTGGTAACGTTGGAAAGAGCTCTTAGATAAGCATCCATAGAAGGTGAATGAGTCACTTCTTGGAAATTAGCTTCTTCTTGTAGATTTTCCGTTTCGTCAGCTGGAGCACTAGCTTGCTCTGGGAAGTATGACTTCCTTAAAGTTACTAGTTTCTCACGATAGTTTTCGTCACTCTCAAACTCAACACTTTCTGCGAGGGTTGCAAGTTTGTCCTTTTGGGACATTGCGAGACCTTCGGTTACCTCAGCGAAAATTCTTTCAGCAGAATTCTCGGAGAGCTGTTGATTAAGCACAACATTGCGCTCAATCTGCTCGTTGAGTTTCGTCTCCATTTCATCAAGTTTTTGTACCATAGACTCTAGTACATCATATTTCTCTTCAGGCATATTTACATAATGTGCTTCAAAAAGACTCTTCATACCGTCCATGAAGGATTCGGTAATCTCAGTCTTAAGACCTGCTTCAACAGCAAGTGCATTTTCTTCTAACCACTCGGATGAAACATACTCAAGGTATGAATCAACACGTTCGGTTAGACCTAATTTAATTTCTGCAATCTCTTCTTCAAGAGCAGCAGCATATTGCTCTTCTAGAACACTTTGAATCTGCTTAGTCTTAGCGCTAAGAGCAGATTCAAAAATTAGAGCAGCTTTTTCTTTGAATTCTTCGGAGAGTTCTTCATCTTGAAGAAGTGCCTCAACATCTTCTCCAATCATAGCATCAATATCTTCCACTGTTTCTTCTACAGTTTCTTCTTCAGACATTTCTTCTTCAGCAACTACTTCTTGAGTTTCATCTACTTCTACTTCTTCCATTTTACCGCTTTGGCCTGGGGTAGCGACAGGAGTTGCTGATTTCTCAGCTTCTGCATGTCCTGCTTGAGCCTTAGCAGTGATTACATCCTTAACTTGCTTAAGTGATGCACCTGGGGTTTTTAGTGCGTTGCTGCCGTCGTCTGGCTTGCTGTTTTCTGGGGTAGGGCCGCCCAAATCCTCCCAACTACCAGTTTGACCGGGGGTCGATACTGGAGTTGCGCTTTTTCCTGCTGCTTCTGGTGCAGAAGCACCTTTGTTTACAGCAGTTTTGGATTGTGTAGTGCCGCTTCCTGCGCCACCGCCCTGACCGGGGGTAGCCACAGATCCCATCTCTTGTAAATTGTTACCACTGGACATTTGTACTCTCCGATTACCTTTTATAATCTGTATTTATTTATAAATTAAAGATTTGATAAAAACTCATTGAATAAATTCAACTTATGTTCATCAAGTCTTCTCTGGTCTACAAGTGTATTAATTTTCTTGTAAGTTTTTTCAGCAAGTTGTTCACGAAGAATTCCTCCTTCCCAAACCCACTCTTTTCCTTCCATGATTCCAGAAACAAAAGCGTCTGGCGCAGAGGGGTCAGCGACAATATCAGCAGCAGTTGCTAACATGAAATCTTCACCGACAACTTTATGGCCTTCGTTGGTAGTTACTAGTGAACCAACACCACGAGAAGAAACGCCAAGCATCACACCTTCATCAAGAAGAGAGGATGCAATCTTACCCATTGGGGTATTTAGAATTTGTGCTTTACCTTTGAAGTTATTACCTTCTTGAACAAGTGAAGTAATTTTGTGTGAAACACGGTCAAGGTTTACAGTAGGACCATCAGGATGGCCAAGCTCACCAAGAGCACGTCCCTTGTTTACGAAGTTTTCGCAATAGCGATCAACTTCTCTTGCAAGAGTTGAAATAGGATACATTCTTCCATTACGGTTCTTGATTTCACCTTGAAGAAATACACCTTCAATGTATAGCTTCTTATTAGTACCTTTACCTTCGGTGATAATCTGTACGTTTGAAATTTCTTCTGTGATGAGTTTCATTGGTTTACCCTACTAGTCCTACTTTAGTTGCTCTTACAGATGCAGAAGATGCAAAAATAACATCTGTTGGAAGTTTTTGAAGAAACTCTACAGTTGCATCTGGCATAGTAAATGTGTCAGTGGTAGCAGCACCAACAACTGTAGAAATACTGACAGTTGCGGAAGCACCAGAATTGTTTACTAATCTGACGCAAGTAGCTTCGTTAATACTTGAAGCTGCTCCCGCCAAAGTTGGCATTGCAACTTCATCAGCTATTACTTTTGTTCTTTGCATTTTTATAATAAAGTTCTATAATAGTTATTTATTATTCTTCATCTTCTTCAGATGTTTCGGATTCTTCCTCTGCAGAATCTTCTCCAGTTTCCTCTTCTCCGTCACTAAATTCAGCTCCACCAAACATAGCAGATGCTACAACTGGTCTAACAGTTTCAATATTTTCAGCAGACTTTTGCATCAAAAGTTCTTTAATTTTGTCACTAATATCTGATGGAGATTCGTTAGAAACCATCATATCAATAAGGTCATCCATTGTTTTTAAAATTCAGGGGTTTACTTAAAAGTTATTTATTATATTCTGCCACCCTTTGGCATCTTGAGTTTTGGTGCTTCTTCTGTTGGAGGAAGTTCTACTTCAGAAGCTGGAAGTTCTGGTTCCATTGGAACTTCTCCCATAGTATCAACATTCTCTTCACCTTCTGGTGGAATGGGATTTCCTTCTTCATCTACAGGAGCATTAGGATCCGGAATAATACCCATTTCAATTTCATTTGCAATCTGTTCATCAATTTCAATAATATCCGCATCAGTTTGTTTGAGTATGTTTCTTCTTATATACTCAACTGAATAATATTTTCCAACATAAGGTTCTGCAGCAGCAAGAACACCAAGTCTATTCTGGATTAGTTCTGCTTCTTTAAGTTCTGCAAAGTGATTATCATAAACAAAGTCGAACTGAATGTGATCTGAAAGAACTTTCCAATCTTCTGGAGTTACGACATTCTTTAGAATAAGTTGAGTCTTCAACATATCCATGAAGAGATGAGAAAATCTCTTTCTCATTCTTCCTACAAATTTAGTAAATTTAATTTCGTCTCGTAAAATTTCAGAAGAACGACCAAGATTGAAACCATCACCAGCACCAATTCTTGATTCTGGAACTCCAAGTGCTCTATAAAGTTTCTTTTGGAAGTATTCAATATCGGCAAGTTCACCAAGATTTTGTCCGCCAGGAAGTGTTGAGATTTCTGTTCCTCTACCACCTTCACGGCGAGGAAGCCAGAAATCTTCCAACATCGCCATCATTTTTTTATCGTCACGAATCTCACCAGTATTTGCATCGTAAACTAACTTGTTACGATAACGAGTCATGACATCACGGAGATATTGTTCCGCTTTGATCTTTGGTAGATTACCAACATCAATATAGAAAATTCTTCTTTCTGGAGCTCTTGAAAGTCTGTAGATAACAAGAGAGTCCTCAATCATTCTCAACTGATTAAGTGCTTTAATTGCTTTGTGTAGATATGAAAGAACTACCTGTTTATTTCTATCTACCAACCCAGAATGAACATATGTAATGGCATCTTTAGCAATTCTTGCAGTACCACTCACTCCAGTTTTAAATGTAGGAACAGTACTAGTGGAAGATCCTTTAGAATTTGGATTATACTCATAATACTCTTCTACTTCTGGAGTAGTTAGTGATGCAAGTCCCTTTCCTTCTCCACTGATAGAGAAAGATGGATTTAAAACTTGTTTAGGATCTTTTTTTAGTTTTCTTATAAGTTTTATTTTGGTTGGATCGATATATCTAACTTCTTTAATTCCCTCTTGAGGTTTCTCTAAGTCAATGACTTTATGGTAAAATACTCTTCCATCTACATACCAATTCCTCATAATCTCATGACATCTTTTATCAAAGTCTAAGATTTCCTTAATATACTTAAATTCATCTCTGATAATTTTTTTAAGTTTATCTGACGCAGGAACGTTCTGCAAGTCTATCTGTACAGGAGAATCGTTTTGATCAGAAACAATTGCTTCATTAATAATATCTTCTATTGCTCCATCAACTTCCGGATGGATAGCCATTTCACGATATCTTTTTATTAAAGAATATTCTGATTTGTATACACCTTCTATGTCAACATATTGTCCGTAAAATCCACTAGACACAAAGAAGTCCGAAGAATCTTCTTGATTCTCCGGAACAGGAGAGACGATAGATTTTTTTGATCTATCGTCCTCCGAATCTTGGATTTTAAACCCAAATAATTTAGGCATTCTTCAAATTTTAAACTCTATCTCTATTATTTAGTTAGGGTTTAAAACTTCAGCATCAGTATTTAACTGAGTTGCGCCATTTGCATCAAGAGCATCCCACCATTGTACCTGAAGATCTACTGTAAATTCTTCGATAGTATCTGTAGAATCGTATGATAGATCAATAGCACTTACGGAAGTTGGGAATACTCCGTAGAATCTATATGCCTTAAGAACTGGGATTTGGTCACCAGGGCCTGTTAGAACTGGATTTGCTGGACCAGATGCAGCTGATGCTAATGAAGATCTTCCATATTGTTTTACAATAGCATCAGTCTGATACTGAGCAGGATTAATTAGTCCTGAGTTATCATCATGCTTATTGATCGCATTCATCCATTTTTCAAAAGCAGTTCTGATTGAGAAATCAACATCGTTAATGACGGTGATTGTCCAGACATCGAAAGTTCTATCACCTGCAATCTTTAGAGTTCTTCCTCTGAAAGGAACTTCAATAACACCAACAGTAGATGCTGGTAGATTTGCAGTCTTAATCATAAATCTTGATAGTTCACTGACAGTTCTTGACTGATCATTTCCAGCGTTTGTGGTCTCATCGGTTGAGAATGATGGAAACGCTAATTCAACCTCAAACAGGTTAGGCCTTGCGGCCCCACCAATTAGTCTTGATTTAAAATCTTCTAAAGTTCTAGAACTGAAGCTTGGTGTGTTTCTAAATGCCATTTGTAGTTACCTCGATAGGGATTGATGTTCTTTTATAAAATTAAACGGTTCCAACAACCTCTTCAAAGCTAATACCAGTTCTATTAGCAACAAAGGTTAGACCAATGAAGTTAATTGATCTGTTTGGTTTGATGAAAATATCAGCCCTAAATTGATTTGAGTCAATCA